TAAAAATAATTCACTTTGCTTATTACCATTTAAATATTGATATGCACTACTTGGTGAAAATCTTGTAATATTTGCTATTTCAGGAAATTCACCAAAATCATCAATAATTTTTTTTCTTTTTAATTTATATTTATTTAACATTTCAGGCATTTATTCATCCTCCTCCCAACTTTTAAGATATAATTTTGCAGCTGTTTCAAAATTTACATGAAAACTCATGTGATTAGATGTTTCTAAAGTTTTATTATCTGAAACACACCATTTCATAACTCCACCGATTTCTACTTGTCTTGCATAACTTTTTTTAATTTGATTTATACGATCACTTTCTTTACCATTATCTAATATAGTTCTAATCATGTATTAGTCTCACTTTCTAATCGGTAATAAAATAGCTTTACCGATTTCACTTTTAAATTTAATAGTAGATATAGGATTATCTTTATCAAATTCAATTTCACAATCTCCCAACATTTCCATTATAAGATTTAAACTTTTAATATTTACAAAAATACCTTCAATTTCATAATGAAAAATTACATCAGGAGTTGGAGCATAATATTTAATTTTATTAACTTTCACAGCTGACATAATTTCTTTAAGTTTCATACTCACATCAATTCTTTTAATTGTAGAATAAGAAGTAAAATTTTTAATCATCATATTAGTAAGATCAAAACCTTCAATTAGTTTATAATCATCACATGGTTCTATTTTATCATTTAAAACTATACCTATAAAACCATTACACATGCAGGTTTTATCATTTTTATAATATATACCTCTTAAATTTTCATATGCATCAGGAACAGTTTTAATGAATTTTTTAATACTTTGGTGAATGTTATATTTTCCATCACGTTTAAGTTCCTGAATTCTCATGTCTTTTAAAAGTTCCTGTTTGATTAAATTTAAATCATTATGTTCTAATAAATTTAATAAGTAATTATTATTCATTATACTTGATCCTCCTCTTCCACTTCACCTATAATTAATAATTTATGACACTTTTTACAGGAGTAATAATTTCCTGTAAAACCAACAGCATAACGTTTTAACTCTCCTTTACAATAAGGACAATATTTAACTTTCATTTTATTTCTCCTTGTTTATATTTTTTTACAAATTCTTTATATGTGTAACTACCGTGATGTATTTGATAATCTATCGGTTTACATAATTCTCCAATTAAATATACTTTATATCTTTTTTCCATGTGCTTTTCCAGACATTTATTACATCTATTAAAATTATTAAGATATTCTTCAGATTGTATTAATGCACCACATATATCACAAGCTACTATGGTTTGTCTTTTAGGTCTCATTATTCACCATCCTCCTTTAAAATAATATCAGTACCATTTAATATTACTAATACTGATAAACATATAAATACTATCCATACTGCTCTTAATAAATTAATACTCATGAGTTACACCACTCAATAGCTTTTTCTAAACTATCAGTATACCATTCTTCATCACCATCAGTATTTGTTATTAAATATTTATAACCATCTATATTATTTTTTAATTTAATAATATTATAACCTTTTATTTTTTTCATAACTTAAACCTCCCATGATAATCAGTTAATATTTTAATTCTTCTAATACAATATTCATTAATTAACTCATCAATTCTATTACCATATGTAACATATATTAAAGTAATTATATCTAATGATTGATCTAGTTTTCTTATTTTAATATTTCTTTTAACATATAATTTAATATCTTTATACATATTTAAACTTTCATCATTACACCAATATCTATCTCCCATTGTGATGTTTTTTAATTCATCTATTGTTTTAGAGTTCCTGGATAAATGTCTAACCATTTTTTTATATTCTTTTATTGATTTTTTACTGATAAATTTTTTCATTTATATCTCCTTTTCTCAGCATCAATTATACATTCTGTATAAGTACTAAAACCATAATGTCCCCAGTATGCACTCTTCAAATCTTCTCTGTATTCCCAATTGGCATATTTATTAGGACCATATATACTATATTTACAACCTGTTAAAATAAACGTACCACCATTTAATTCATTTTTTTTATAATTATTTATAATTTCATAACCTGCTATATTTTTAAACATATACTTCTCCTTTTTAATTCATTTAAGTGTTCTGTATTTCTCAATCAGGCTTACAACTGAATAATGCTACATTACTTAATGCCGATACACTTGCTTCTTTTCTGTCACAAAAGTCAATACTGATCAGGAAGTGTTGGCGATTGAGATACCCTCTCAACAGATACAATTATATATTATGATTTTATATTATGCAAGTATATTTTACATGTTTTTTAACATTGTCTAATAGTCATTTTTATTTACAAAAATTAACAAAATATAACTAATAAAAGAACTAATGAAAACTAACGAAAAACGCTTCATTAGTTTTATTACCATATATTGTAAAAACTTAATTTTTTATTTATTACAAAAACTGTAAATAAAACTAACGAAAGAATTCTATTAGTTGTTCATTAGTTTTTCATTAGTTGGAGTTTAGCCCTTTATATAGGGTTATTTTACTTAATAACTAATAAACTAATGAATAATCTATTAAATTAGTAATAAATAAATATAGTTATAATATAGTATATACTGTAATAGTGTGGAGTATGGGAATCTTAGTTAGTTAGTTAGTTTGAAAAATTATTTTTAAAATTTCTTAAAAAATGCTATAATTTAACCAGGAGGAATGTTATGAAATTTAATAAATATGAACAAGAAATACAGAATAAATTTTTTAAAAAAGAATCTGATAAACCTCTGGAGTTTATTAAAGAATTAAAAGAACTTGAAAAGAGCATGACCAGGAGGATGGTTTTATTTTGTCAATTTTATATTATTTTGAATAATGGAACTGAAGCTGTAAAACGTGCAGGTTATAAATCTAAAAGTCCAGCAGGTATTGCTTCAGAAAACCTATGTAAACCAAATATTAAAAGATATATTGAAATTTACATTAATATTTTACAATCTGAAAGAATTGCTGATGCTCAAGAAGTTCTTGAATTTTGGACTAAATGTTTAAGAGGAGAAATTAAAGAAGAAACAATTGATGGTTTAGGTTTTTCTCATAAAAAACAAATTTCACCTAGAGATAGATTAAAAGCTTCAGAAGCAATTGGTAAACATCAAAATATTTATCAAGGTGATAATAATGTGACTACTGTAATAATAGTGGATGATTTGAAAAATGCAAAAAGAAGTTAGAATAAGTAAAAAAATTGTACCAAGCTTTTATGATGCCTGGAGAATATACGATGATTTAAAAATTACTAATGTGTTTGAAAAAGGTGGCAGAGGATCTTCCAAGTCCACAACTATTTCATGTAAGATGGTTATGAATAGAATGACCACCTTAACTCATGGGTTATGTTGTAGGAAGTTTAAAAACACATTACGTAAAAGTGTAAGGAATCAAATAATATGGTCTATATATCATTTAGAGGTTCAATCATCATGGTATTGGTCCGATACTGAATCAGGTGATATGACGATCACATATAAACCAACAGGTACTAAAATATTTTTTGAAGGAGCTGATGGGGAAAAAATCAAAGGATGGAAAACTCCAAAGATGCCAACTGTTGATATATGGTTTGAAGAGATCACTGAATTTAAAACAGAAGAAGAACTTAGCAGTATTAAATTATCTATAATGAGAGAAATTTTAAGTGATGGATATAAATATACTTTTTTTCATAGTTATAATCCTCCTAAAAGAAAACATAACTGGATAAATAAAACGTGTGAATCAGTAATTATTCCACCTAATACTTATATCCATCACTCAACCTTTCTTGATAATCCTTTTTTACCACAACAATGGATTGATGAAGCTGAACATATTAAATCATCAAATAAGAGAAGATATAACTGGGAATATTTAGGAGAACCGATAGGATCAGGCGTGGTTCCATTTGATAATTTAACATTTAGAACTATTACGGATGCAGAATTTAACAGTTTTGATAACATTCGACAAGGGAGTGACTGGGGATATGCTGTAGATCCATTAGCATTTGTTAGATGGCACTATGATAAAACCAGGAGAATAATATATGGAATGAATGAGATATATGGTATTAAAATATCAAATAGAGAATTTAATGACAAATTAAAATTAAACAGTTATAATAATACCATGACAGTAGCTGATAGTGCTGAACCTAAAAGTATTTCAGAAATGAATAGTTATGGTAGTAGATTTATAGGAGCTAAAAAAGGACAAGGTTCAGTAGAGTTTGGTGAAAAATGGCTTGATGATTTAGAAGAAATAATTATTGATCCACAAAGAACTCCTAACATAGCTAGAGAATTTGAATCAATAGATTACATGGTTGATAAAGATGGAAATATAAAATCAAAATTAGAAGATAAAGATAATCACACTATAGATGCAACTAGATATTGTTTTGAAAACGATATGAAAACTACAAAGTGGGGATGGTAAAATTATGACTTATGATTTAAAAAAATTAATAGAAACTTTTGAAAAAGAAGTTAAACCTAAAATGATGGCTGGTGAAGCTTATTATAAATCAAAAAATATTCGCATATTAGAAAGAATTAAAGAATTTTATAATTTAGCTCTTCGTAAAACTGAACGAGATTGGACCAAAGCTAATAATCTTTTACCCAGTACATTCTATAAACCTATTGTTAAACAAAAAATAAACTACTCAATTAATAAAGGATTAACTATACAATCTAATTTATATGATAAAGAAAATAAATTAGATCCTTTAAATAAGGTTATAGATATTGATGAGTTTAAAAAGAAGTTGAAGAAAATAGGTAAAAATGCATCTAATAAAATTTATGGATTGATTCAATGGTATTTTGATAATGAAGAATTAAAGTATAAATTATTACCATCCGAGCAATGTATTTTAATTTATAATGATGATGATAATGAAATATTAGAAGTTGTAATTAGATATTATAAAGAAAATGAAACAATTAAAGCTCAAATAATTAATAAAGACAATACATTGTTTATGATTGATAAAGATGGAACATGGGTTAAAGATACAAGCATAGATAATAACCCACAAGCACATTTATTAAAAACAAAAGAAGCTAACGGTAATGTAGTCGATGAAACTACTGCATCATGGGGTAGAGTACCGATAAGTGTATTATATAATAACGATATCAGGCAAACCGATTTAAGTGAAATAAAATCATCAATAGACATGTATGATATTATTAATTCGGATTTTGGTAATAATTTTGAAGATTACCAAGAAATGTATTGGATTCTAAAAAACTATCAAGGACAAGATGCTGCTGCTTTTATGGAAGAGTTTAAAAAGTCCAGGATATTAAAAGTTGGTGAAGATGGAGATGCTAAACAAGAAACGCAAGAAGTTCCGTATGAAGCCAGGATAAGTTATATGAAGAGTCTAAGAAAAGATATATATGAGTTTGCAATGGCAGTTGATCCTAACACCATTTCAGGAGATAGCACAAATCTGACAATTAAAGCTTTATTCTCTAATTTAGATTTAAAAGCAAATGATTTTGAAGATGAGCTTGATGCTTTTATACTGGACATGCTTTATTTTGTTAATAAATATTCTGAATTAAAAAAAGGTGAAAAAATAGAAAAAATTGAAGTATCATACAATAGAGCAATCATTTTAAATAAAACAGAAATAATTGAAAGATTGTTAAAGCAAATAGGATTTAGACCGTTAAGAAAATTATACGAAGAACATCCTGATGTTGAAGATGTGGATGAAGAATTAAAATTAATGGCTGAAGAAGAACAAAAAAATATAGATAGTTTTAAACTTGATAAGGAGTAAATTATCATGGCCAAAGTAAAAATACTAAAAACTAAACTAGTGAAAATGGTTTTATTCTATTGTTCTGCGTGTAAAACAAATCATGCTCCAGTAATAGAAAATTATAATGGACATATGGGACCATTATGGGGATGGAACGAAAGTTTTGACAAACCAACATTTACACCTTCAATAAGAGTAAGAGGTAGTTACAAAAGAATTAAAAGCACTTGCCATAGTTTTGTTACTGATGGTAAAATAAAATACTTATCAGATTGTACACACGAATACGCAGGAAAAACACTCGAACTTTCTGAATGGGAGGATTAAATGCCAACTGATGAATATTGGATTAAACGATTTGAACAACAAGTTACAGATGCATTTTTAATTAATGATAAAAGTGTTGTTGAATTAAAACAAATGTTTAAAATTGCTTCTGATGAAATTGGTTCTAAGATTCAAAGCTTTTATACTAAATATGGCATAATAGATTCTTCACCTGTTTTTAAAACTTTACCTGATGGAACTAAATTAATGACAGGTATGTCTAAAAAATTAATAGTAACTCCTGCTGATGCTAAAAAAATAACTAGAGGTAAAAGAAGATTAACTGTTTTATTAAATCAAACAAATGAAGTTATTTTTAATCTAGCACATGTTCAAAATGATTTAATGATCACCAGTTTAACTAAAATAGGAACTCAAACATATTACAATACAATATATGAAGTTTATAATGGATTAAAAGTTGGTACTAGTTTTAAGTTATTAAACAATGAAGCAATTGCTCAAATAATTAAAAATCCAATCAACGGTTTAAATTTCAGTTCTAGGGTTTGGAATAATAGAGATTTATTAGCATCAAGAGTAAATCAAGAGATTAAAAATGGAATTATTCAAGGTTTATCTAATCATGAAATGGCTAAAAGAGTAGATAAAAAAATGAACAGTGGTTTTAAAAATGCTAAAAGATTAATTGATACTGAAACCTCAAACACTTTAAATCAAGGAACATTAACAGGTTATGAAAATAGTAAAGTGGTTAAAAAATATCAATACCTTGCAACATTAGATGAAAGAACATCTAATGTTTGTTCTTCTTTAGATATGGAAGTTTTTAAAATACCTGATGGTGTGACTGGATTAAATTATCCACCAATGCATGTAAATTGTAGATCAACTACAAGAGCTTACTTTGATAAAACATATGAAGAAATGACAACTAGAATTGCTAGAGATGAATATGGCCAACATTTCACAGTACCTGGTAAAATGACATCTAAAGATTTTAAAAATATATATGTCGATAAAAGCATAACTAGAGATAATTGGGATAAAATTAATCTTTGATTTTAAAATATTATAGTGATATAATAAAAATAACTCTTGTGAAGAGAATAAACTCACAAATTCGTACTGCTACCACGCAGAATAAAAAGGAGAATTGAAATGTTTGAATGGATTAAAAAAATCGTTGGTGAAGCGTTTACCGATGATATGATGGAAAAGGTTAAAAAAGAAGCACCTAAACATATGGCATTAAAAACAGATTTTAATGCACGAGGTGATGAAATTACTAATCTTAAAAAACAATTAACAGAAACTCAAGCTAAGATTGAAACGTTATCTAAATCGGCAACAGGAAACGAAGAGTTAAAAGCTCAATTAGAAAAAGCAACACTTGATTTAGAAACTTTTAAGAATGAGACTGATAAAAGAGAAAAGAATTTTATTAAATCAGGAAAGTTAAAAGATGCTTTAGCAAAAAAAATAACACCTGATGCAGTGGATTTAATTATTCCAAGTTTTAATCTTGATGAACTAAATGTAAATGAAGCTGGAGAAATCGTTGATATAGATTCTAAAATTGATAAAATATTAGAATCAAGACCGACTTTAAAATTAGACAGTAAAATTAACGGAACACCTCCAAAAGATAAGAACAATGTTCCACCTGAAGATGATTTTTCAAAAATGTCAGATGTTGAATATTATACACAGTTGGGCAAAGAAAATAAAAAGGAGTAAATTATCATGGCAAATGCACCATTAACAATGCAAAATATTGCAAGAAAAATATTACCACTGTTGAGAGAACTTTTGGTAATGCCCGAAACAGTAAACAAAGACTATTCAGAAGATTTTATTGGAAAAGGTGATACGATCCAAGTTGAAAAACCTGCATTATTCACAGCCAATGAATTCAGTTCAACTATTACAGTTCAAGATATTACAGAACGAAGTGTTTCTGTAAAAATGGACACTTTAGCTGATGTATCATTTAAAGTTACATCTAAACAGTTAGCTTTAACAATTACACAATTTGCAACTAAATATTTAATGTCAGCAGCGGTAGCAATAGCTGAAAAAATTAATCAAGATGGATTAGGATTATATATTGATATTCCTTATTACACTGGTGTTTCAGGAACTACACCTGATGCTTTATCAGATTTTGCAGAAGCAGATAAAGTTTTATCAGATAATAAAGCACCATATCCTGACAGATTTGCAGCATGGGACACAGCTGCAAAAGCTAAATTCCAAATATTAGATGCTATTGTAAATGCTGAAAAATCAGGTACAACAGATGCATTAAGAAAAGGATCTATTGGAGATATCTCAGGTTTTACAAATTATGTTTCTCAAGCAGTTAAAACACATACCGCAGGAACATTTACAGCAGTAGCTACACCATTAACAGCTGGATCAACAGCAGCAGCAGCAACTCAAATATTAATGGATGGTGGTTCAGGAGCAGAAACTATTCTTAAAGGTGATTTATTCACTATTGGAACAGTTCAATACACAGCAACAGCTGATGCTACAGCATCAAGTGGAGATATAACAGTTCCATGTTATCCAGCAGTACCTAGTATTATAGCTGATAACACAGCAGTAGTATTCCCTGATAAAACAGCAGGCGCTCACGTAGCTAATTTAGCTTATCAAAAAGATGCGTTTATATTTGTAACTAGACCGTTGGATGTACCACCAGGAGTAGAAGCATATGTAACAACATTTGAAGGAACTACTTTAAGAGTTGTTAAATCTTATAATCAAACAACTAAAGAAACAACAATGAGTATTGACACTTTATATGAATATGTTACAGCTTATAAAGAATTAGCTTGTAGAGTATTGGGGTAAATTAAAACAAAATAGAGATAGGGTTAAACCCTATCTCTATTATTTTTTTTAAGGAGGAAATAAAAATGGCTATATGTAAATATTGCAAAAAAGAATATTCAGATAAGGTATTAGCAGTTCATATCACTATGTGTGCTAAAAAACCTAAACCAAGAAAACCTAGAGCACCAAAAGATACACCAGCAAAAGAACCTGGATCAGAAGAAAAAAAGTAAGAGGTAAATTATGATAGCTGAAGTTTTAGAATATTTAAATAAATATTGGGTTGATACAGTTGAATCATCTGCAGGATATTCGTTTGAAATAGATGGTATAGTAGGTTCTTTTAGTGAAGATTATGAAGTTGGACAATATGTTTCAATTGATGGATCTAAATTAAATGATGGCGTATATAAAATAGTTTCTAAGACTTCAACTAAACTTACTTTTGCAGCGGATACTTTTATTGCCGAAGATAATGATAATACTGTTTATGTGTGGGGATTAATGATTCCTAAATCTGTTTTAACTTTAATATCTGAAATAGATACATATGTTGTAACAGCTAAAACAGGGATTAAATCAGAATCACAAGGACTAAGAAGTGTTACATACGCTAAAGGTAGTGGATGGGAAGATGCTTTTAGTTCCAGGCTTAAAAAATATAAAGCAATGTATAGTGATAAATTATCCTATTATGATTATAACATTAATACAAAGGTGTAAGTTATGTGGAATAATGATTTAATTTATAAACAAACTTATACTGAGGTAAATACATTAGGTGATAGAACTAGAACATGGGTTCAAGGAACATCTGTATTATGTGATGCTCAACCTATAAATAAAGAATTAGCCTTTAAAAAGTGGGGATTTACACAAGGTGATGATTTTTATCAAGTGTTTGCTCCACCTAATAGTGGATTTACAAAAGGATTACAGGTTAAATTAAATAGTATTCAGTACCTGGTTAGATTAATTAATCCACATGACAAAATGAGTAATAATGTAAATCATGATTTTATGATTTTAAGTAGGGTAATATGATTACAAGTAATGTAAAACAAATACAATTAAATTTATCTAAATATTTAATAACATTTTCTAAAAATGTTGATGAAGGAATGGAAGAAATAGGATTAAGAGGTGTTGGAATTGTAAAAGCCAACACACCTGTTTTAAAAGGTAGAATGCGTAATTCCATGACATTTACCACTAAAAATAAAAGAGGTGGTTTAAATGATTCAGGTGGTGAAGCGGCTGATATTAATGAAAGTATTTATGGATTACAACACAGTACAAAAGATAAAGAAGTGTACATTGGTACAAATGTAGTTTATGGTCCATCTGTAGAATACACGTCCAATACAGGAAGTAAAGGATTTATGTTAAGGTCCTACCAGCAATTAAGACCAATAGCTGAAAAGATTTTAGCAACAATATTAAGAAAGACAAAAGCATGAGCATATTAACTAGAACACAATTAAGAACAGAAGTATATAATGCATTAAATAGTAATGTTAATATTCCTGATGCTGATTGGTTATCTCAACCTGATATAGATGCTGAATTTCCTAGAGTAGTTTATTCAATATTAGATGCATCAAGAGATTATTCATTTAATAATGGAAATATAAAAGCTCAATCATCAGATGTTATTTTTCAAATTGATGTATACTCTATTCCTGGACAAGCTAGTACATTAGATACAATTATTGATAATATCGAATCAGAAATGGAATCTATTAATTATATGGAAATATCAGGTGGTGGAGAGTTTGAGAGCGTAGAATTACAAACTATAAATGCAATTCAAACAATTACACGATGGAGAAGAATTAATGCGTAAAATAAAATTAATGGAAAAAATAATAGAACTTGAATCTGAAAATAGAATGTTAAATCAAACTATTACAGTTTTAAATAATAAATTGAAAGAAAAAGAAGATAAAAAGCCTTCTTATTTCGGACAAAGAAAAGGAGAGAAAAACAATGAGTGAAGCAGGTTATAATACTACCGTAAAATTAGGTACAAATTTAATTGATGGAATTAACAACTGTGCATTTGATGGAACATTAGATCAATTAGATACTTCTAAATTTAATATTGGACATAGAACATTTATACCAGGACTATCTCAAGCTAACATGACCATTTCAGGTGATCATATACCAGGAGATACAAATGGACAAGTAGCTTTAATCGCAGCATGGAAAGCTAAAACATTATTGACAAGTGCTACAGCTCCTGAATTTTTAGTTGATGGAACTCATGGATTTTCAGCTGATGCATATGTATCTAACATAGCACTTAGTTCAACAGTTGAAGGTAAAGCAATTATTTCTGTTAGTTTACAATTAACAGGAGAAGTTACTATAACTTAGGAGGTGAGATAAATGGCATTAGCAGGTTATAAAGCAATAGTAAAATCTCAATCAAGTGCTGTTGCACTTGTGGCAGAAGCTACTAGTACTTCTGACAATCAAGTTTATCAAATTACAGATTCTAATAAAAGAATCTTAGATTTCGCAACAGCTGTAGTAATTGATGATGGAGGTTCTCCGACAGCTGAAAATTATACTATTAATAGATTAGATGGTTTAATTACTTTTGAATCAGTTGATGCAGGAAGAGTAATTACTGTAGATGGTGCATATGTGGTTTTAACACAAGTTGCACAAGCTAAATCTTATAACTTTAATGGAGTTACTGATATGGGAGATACTACAGTTTTTCAAAAACAGTACAGAGAATTTAAACCATTATTAAGTAGTGCAACTATCACACTTGGTAAATTTTATTCAGTGGATAATTATTTCTTAGATTTATTAAAAAGCAAAGAAGTATTTGTTGTAGAAATTAAACCAGATGATTCAGGTACGTTTGTAATGAGAGTATATGCAACAGTGGCCAGTGATGGAGTAAGTTCAACAGTAGAAGGATTAATAGAAGAAGGGATATCTCTTCAGGCAACTGATGAGATGATTATGGAGGCATAAAATGGGAAAAGATAATTTATTAAACTCAATATTTGAATCGAAAAATATTAAAATTAATAATGAAGAATATACAATAAAAGAAATGAATGGTGAAGAAGCTTCGGATTATGAATCAAGCATGATAACCATGACAAATGGTAAACCTATTTATAATATGAAAGATGCTAAAGTTAAATTAATACAATTAACTCTACATCAAAATGAAAAACAATTGTTTGAAAAAAAAGACATAGGGTTAATTAATAAAATGCCTTATAGTGTAATAAATAAAATTTTTAAAGTTGCATCTGAAATTAATAAATTAGATAAGGATAATGCTGAAAAAAACTAATCAACAATCCATATAGGAGATTTCTGTTTTCATTGGCTTTTAAATTAGGGAAAAGCGTAAGTGAAATAAAACAATTACCAGCTAGTGAAATTTCCGAATGGATGGTGTATTTTAAAATTTTGAGCGAGGAAAATAAAAAATGACAAGTCTAGGAACATTATTATTAAACGTAAATGCTAACACCACTCAATTTAACAGTAAAATGACTGGTGTTACTAAATTAATAGGAGCTTCAGGTTTGGCTTTTGCAGCGTTGGGAGTAGCAGCCATAGCATCTTTTACAGTTGCAACTAAAGCGGCTGCTGGTTTTGAAAAAGGAATGTCTAATATATCTACACTATTAGATGGTGATGTTTCAAAACGAATAATTGAACTGGGAGATGATATAAAAAATCTTCAAAAGATAACTGGTAAATCTTTTGAAGAGTTACAAGATGGTTTATATCAAACTATTTCAGCTTTTGGAGACACAGCCGAGAGCATGGATATTTTACAAATAGCAACTAAAGCGGCTGTTGCGGGTAATTCTAGTGTTACAGATGGTATTAATTTATTGAGTTCTGTGATGAAAGGTTACAATAATGTTTCAGCTAAAAGTGCAAGGGTAACATCTGATTTAGCTTTTAAAGCTGTAAAATTAGGTCAAACAACATTCCCTGAATTAGCAGCAAGTATTGGTAAAGTTGTTCCTTTATCAAATGAATTAAAAATATCTCAAGAAGAACTCTTTGGAGTCATGGCCACTTTAACCGGTGTAACAGGAAACACAGCTGAAGTAGCTACTCAATATAGAGGAATTTTAACATCATTAATTAAACCAGCTCAATCTATGACAGAAGCATTAAAACAAATGGGATTTGAATCAGGTAAAGCAGCTATTGAATCATTAGGTTTTCAAGGTGTTTTAGATGGTTTAAAAGAATCTGTAAATAGTGATGAGGTGGCATTTGCTGAATTATTCGGAAGAGTTGAAGCAATGACAGCAGCCTTAGCTTTAACAGGCTCACAAGCTGAAACATTTACTGAAAAAACCGAAGAAATGACGAATGCTGTTGGTGCTACTGCTGAAGCATTCTCCAAACAACAAGCTAATATAACTGCTACAAAAGATAGAATTAAACAAATGTTTGAAGTTATGAAAGTTAATTTAGGAGAAAAACTTTTACCAGTATTAAATAATTTTTTATTATGGTTTGAGAAAAGTTTACCTAAGATTCAAGAAAGCACAAGTACAACTTTTGCAACAATAGGTAAAGTTATGAGACCAGTGGTCGAATTCATAAATGCTTCTTTAATGGCTGCATTTAAGGAGATACAGGATTTTTGGGAAACATATGGTCCTGGTATCACTGAAACAGTTACTAAGTTTTTCTTAAAACTTCAAGAATATGGAGAAAGATTTAGTGTTTTTGCTGATGAAAGATTAATGCCAGTTTTTAAAGCTTTTAAACAATGGATGGATGATAATTTACCAACTATTAAAAAAATGTATAATGACACATTTCAAACAATGTCTGATTCTTTATTAAGAATCTGGGACTCTATAGATAGGTTACTGTTGCCAATTTTAAAAGAAATGGGAATCAATTTAACAGATGTTGATGAGTGGATTAAATTATTGAATTTGTCCTTAAAATTGTTAGAAGCTCAATTGTGGGTATTAACTAGACCTTTACAAGCTGTAGCTTGGTTATTAGAAAAAATAGCAGATTTAAGAGATATTATAAGTGGAGATAGTTCAAGTTTAATTGGTCACAGCGGAGGTGGTTCTTGGGGAACTGGAGTCATTTCAGGACAAAGAGCAAATGGTGGTCCTGTAAGTGCTGGAAGAAGTTATATGGTGGGTGAGAATGGTCCTGAAACTTTTACTCCTGGAACAAATGGTACCATTGGAAAATCAAGTGGTTCTAATATAACAATTAATGTTAATGGAGCGGGAAGACCTGATGCAGTAGCTAGAGAAATTGTTAGAGAATTAGCAAGACAAGGAATTAAAAGATGAGTATAGATTTAACAATTAACGGAAATACTGAAACAATTTTATCTGAAACATTAGATATTAATGATGTTAATTCAGCTAGATCAACTGCTAATTTTAATGTAATTTCTACTAATGCGATTTCAGCAGGTCAAGAAATTATAATTTTAGATAATTCAACTAAAATATTTGCTGGAACAATAGATAGATATACTTTAAGATATTTAAGGGGATCTAGTACAGGTGCTAGAAAAGAATATAATTTAAAATGTGTTGATTATAATCAAGTTACTGATAGAAAAAAAGTAGCTAAAACTTATGGAAATAAAACTAAAGGATTTATAATAGCTGATATTGTAAGTTCTTATTTAACAATAGAAGGAATAACAGTTGGATCTATTTATAATTCAGCTAAAGTTATTGAAAAAGCAGTGTTTAGATATAAAACGGTATCTGATACATTTAATTATTTAAGAGATTTAGATGTTAGTAATTGGAATATTGATTTTGATAAAGAGCTTACATTTTTTAAACGTGAAGATAAAATAGCAAGTGGATTTGACGATTCAAATGTTTTTGAAATGACATTGGAAGAAGAAAGAGATCCTTATTTTAATAGTTTATATTTTAAAGCAGGAGATAGTACCACTGAAATATTCACAAAAGAAGAGTGTACACCTGAAGCTGATGGAGTTTCTAGGTCATTCTTTGTAAGATTACCAATAGCAAAAAAACCAACTATATATCTTAATTCAGGAGCAGGAGATATATTAGTTCCCGCTTCGGACATAGGTATTTTAGGATTAGACAGTGGTAAAAAATACTATTGGCAAAAAGATAGTAAACAAATTACTCAAGATTTTGTTGAAACTGTTTTAGCATCAGGAACAATTATTAAAGTTTCGTATCAAGGTTTAAAAGATATTTTAATTAAATTAGATAATGTAGCCGAACAAAATACAAGACAAGGCATTGAAGGTGGAAGTGGAATTTATGAAGATATGAAATCTAATGTTGAATTAGATGATATTAATTCAGCTAAAGAATATGCAAATGGATTATTAATAAGATATTCAGAAATACCTAAATATGTTACAATAATAACAGATAGTTTTAGACAATCAGGATATGTTATTCCTGTACAATCTAATTTTTTAAATATTAATGAAGATTTTCTAATTACAAATGTTAGAACTTACGATTTAGGAAATAATGAAATTAGATATGAGATAACAGCTGCTAGTGGTGAAGATGTTGGAGGATGGATAGAATTTTTTAGGTCATTAAAAGAAGGGCAATCCGTTTTAATTAATGAAAATGAAGTATTGGTAACATTATCAACATTTAATGAAACTGAAAGTCATGAAGGAACGGTTACTATTAAAAGTTTTAATGCATTGCATCCGAGTGAAACATTATATCCAAGTGAAACATTATATCCAAATTTAGCAAAAACAAGTGAGGACATAGTATATGATTAAAGAAATTACAAAACATAGTGGTGAAATAATAATTATATCTAAAAATAAAGATGGTTCAATTAAAAAAGAAATTCTTTATAATCGTGTTACTGATGATTTTTTAGATGCAATAGCTAATATTTTAGATGGTATTTCACCTGATTATGAATTAAAATATTTTGCAATAGGTGATGACGCATCGGCATTAACAGATAATCCTACTACTTTAGGAAATGAAATAGTGAGATTTCCTTTAGATACTTCTAATTTAACTAATATCGGTGAATTTACAACTACTTTTACTGTTTTAGAGTTAGAAGCTGTTTTCGAGTGGCAAGAAATAGGGTTTTTTGGTGGGGCATCAGCTAGTATAAGTGTTGATTCAGGTGTTTTAATTAGTAGAATTTTATTTTATAAAGATAAAACATCTTTAGAAGAGATAGATATTTCAAGAATTGATAAATTTAGGAGGAATTAAATTATGGGATTTGTTAAAAAAACGTGGGCGAATGGTGTATCACCAGCTATAAATGCTACTAATTTAAATTTAAATGAAGATGCTATTTATAATAATAGTGTTATTTCAGGTAATGTTTTTGGAACATCAGTTATTTCTCAAGCTATAAGTGTTGTAGATACTAATTATGATCAAGTCAGTGATGATATTATTTCAATTGAAATTGCTGATGCTATTTCAGGTGGTGCAGTTACTATAAATGTGAATAGTGGTGGTGCTTTAAATTTAAAAGATTCTAATGGAAATGATATTGAAAATTTACAACCTGGAATTTATTTAATAGCTTTTAGTACTACATATTATGAATTGGTATCAGGTGGGGAAAGCGGAATTGCATTATTTGAAACACAAGAAGATAGCGAATATCCAATAACAGTTCCAACATTAAATAAAATAGCACCAACAATCAAGGGTATATTCAATGGGAATTTATTATATCAAGCAATAACTAATGGTGATTTTGCAAGTACGAGTGATTGGACTGATGTTTATGGGGTTCTCGCTACTTCTGGTAATATTGGAACACTTACAGGAGATGGTTCTGGAGGTTCACCTAGAATACAACAAGATACTCCTATATCATATTCTGATGGGGATAAAATATATGTTAAAGTTAGAGCAAGAGTGACTAATTCACTTGCGACTGAACTAAAAGTAAGTATTGATGGTTCTACAGCAGGAACAGCGTTGGATATTACGCAATCCTCGCCTACTATAAACGCGTGGTATGTCTTTAATGGGATTTTTACAATACCAGCAGATTTCACAGGGTTTTTACGAATTTTAATTAGAAACATTTACACCAACACAACAGATGCAAATGGTGCAGTAATGGAAATAGACGGAAACGCAGGAGTGTTCGCTATTAACCTGACCCAAGCATTTGGTGCGGGAAATGAACCAACAGCAGATGAGGTTAAATCTTGGATAGGTGATTATTTTGAAGGTTTTAAAACAGCAGAACAGCAAGAAATATATTCTGTTGGGAAAAACTTATTTGATAAGGGTAGAGATGTCGCATTTGCTGGATATAACATTTCGAGTGGTGGCGGGACTAACCCGTCATCAAGTCAATTTATATCAAGATTTTATGACGTTTCAGGTGTATCTAGTATTACTTTATCGTGTGATACAGCCAATACAATGTCGATAGGTGAATACTCGCGAGAAGATGAAGATACATTTATACTTAGAACACAAGTAACCAGTACAGAGTCTAGTGTAACACTAAATGGCAGCACAGGTTATGTGAGATTTTCAGCTAACAAATCAGAATATGACACACTACAACTAGAAATAGGCACATCAGTAACCGATTACGAAGAACACAAATCATCAACTATTGTACTTCCTGAAATAGGTGCAAATCTACCCAACGAAGTATGCGATAAAATATATCAGGATGGAAACAATGAGTGGATGCATGAAAAAAATATATCTGATTTAACAGCGATTTCGAGTGGAACTACAATTAGCACATCAACATATTCAGATGCAAGTGCAACTGGTGTATATATAATAGCATTAGACGGTGGTGGTACTCAAAGTGGAGATATAGCAGACGGTGATACAGCAAGTGGAAATGGCGATATATATTATCAACTTGCAACACCAGTAACAACCGAACTAGAAGAAATAGACCAGTTATTGACATATGAAGATGGAAGCATATTTGTAACACCAGATACCATTGCAGGAAAGTCCATCAGCATTGATTATTCAACAAACAATTCAGCACAGAATGAAGCAACAGCAAAAGCAAGTATAATTCCAGTGACAGGTGGGTTGAAATTAACTGATAAACATATAACTGATGAAACAGGTTCATACAATATTGATGGGACTACTTCAAGAATAGGTGAAAGTTTCACTTGTGAAGAAACTATTAAAATTAAAAGAGCCGAGTTTAAAGTTCAAAGAACAACAGGAAGGGGAAGGTTTATTGCAAGATTATATGATGTTACGGGCACAGTTGGAACAGATGCAAAACCATCAACTGATGTTATTTTAGCATCAAGTGAAATAATTTATATTGAAGATTTACCATATAGCCCAAGACAAGATTTGCAATTTTACTTTGAAAAAGAAAACAGATTTGAATTACAAAAAGATACAGATTATGCAATTGTAGTTGAAAGATTAGATGGTTCAGGTTCAGGTACAATATTATACAGTACAACTATTTTAAAATCTAATGGTAATGCTATTTATTATAGCACAAGTTGGAATGCACAATCTTCAAGAGATGTTATGTTCAAAATTTATGGTGAAGTATCATGAAAAAAATAACATTAATACTTTTAATACTTTTAATTATTGCATTTCCAGTTAAAGCATCAGATGAAGCATTGATTGATATTGTAATAAACACAGTAACTCAATCATATCAAGACATGCCAAAGGAACAGCAGGTGAAAGCATGTTATGATTATTTGATTGATAATGTAGAATATGATTATGATTATAATAAAACATCATACACATCATATGGGGCATTAATAACAGGGAAAGCAGTGTGTCAGGGATATAGTTTAGCATTATATGAAATGTTGCAACATTTAGATATTACCAGTAATGTGGTTTTGGGACATGCAGATGGAATAAGTCATTCATGGAATACAGTTATGTTGAATGGATTTTTCTTTATTGATGTAACGTGGAATGATACAATGAACACAGAGAAATATTACATGGTGAAAAATTTACAAAATCACTATTTTATGTTTTTCTTATATTAACAACAAGGGAGTAAATTAATGACAATAGAATTTTGGATTACGATGGTAGTTTATGGACTTACAGCAGGTATTACAATAGGTACAGTTTTAACAAAGATAAAAGCATTGGAGACAAAGCAAGATATTCATAATGGACTCATTACAAAAATGACTACAGCTGAAACAGAGATTGTTAATATCAAAGAAGATATCAAAGAAGATAAAGAATCGCATCTTCGTATAGAGAATAATTTACAATCATTTAGAGATGACTTTAACAAAAATATTCAAGACGCTTATGAAAGAGAAACGTTTGCGAAAGACCGTTTATTATAAAAGAAAGTGAGGTAAATAATGGGTACAAAAATATTAAATATAAGTAAATTTGATTCACCTATGAGTATAGTAATGGGTGATATTAAAGAAGCTTCAGTAATGCATAAATTCGGTATGAATCCAGATATTGATACAGGAAGTGTTCCTGAAGATATATGGGATTTCGGTGGAGTTTATACTTTCAGCACAACGGCAGATATTGATACTATAAGTTCATCAAATGCAGGAGATACCCAAGAAGTAACAATTTATGGACTTGATGAAAATTGGGAAACATGTGTGCAAACAGTAACTTTAACAGGTAGAACTAAAGTAACATTAACCACTTCTTTAATTCGTGTATTTAGAATGGTTAATATTGGCACAACAGATATAGCGGGAATAGTATATTGTTATGTAGATGGTGATATAACAGATGGAGCACCTGATACACCTGGAGATGTAAGAGCTATAATAAGTGATGGACACAACCAAACGTTAATGGCTATATATACAATTCCGGCAGGAAAAACAGGATATTTAGTAGATGCTTATTCTGTGATTTCTCACATTAGAAGTTCAGAAGCTGCATTAATGAGATTAAGAGTTAGACCATTTGGTTCAGTCTTTCAAACTAAAAACACTTCAGCATTAAATAGTAATGGAACGTCATATGTATCGAGAAAACCAAAGATACCAAGTAAGCTATTAGAAAAGACAGATATAAAAATACAGTGTACAAGTGTAACTGCTATTAATACTGCAATTAGTGCAGGGTTTGAAATTATTTTAGTTGATAATGAATAATTTATGAAAGTGAGGTGATTAAGGTGGCCATAAATATAGATAAAGTTTTTAATTCAGTGGACGTTAATATACAAGATCAAACAACACAATTGGTTCAAACCAGATTATCACAACAACAAGGATTATATGAATTGTCAATAGCAACAGTAATAAATGATCATACAATAGTAGTAACAGATGCTACTGATTTATCAATAGGTGATATTATTTTAATTGCTGAAAATGGCACGATATCAAAAAGTCAATTTTTCTTGATAAAATCAATAGCAACAAATACATTGACAGTAAATGCTCCAATAGATGTAATATTTACCACTTCTGCAGTTGTTTTAAAAGTAACTGTTAATATGGGAGTGGACGGAAGCTCCACAAGTCAGATTTTCAGTTTATACAATGGTGGTAACATTCCTATTGATATTACAAGAATTATTTTAAAAATGATAACAACAACAGCTCCTGATTTAGGTAAATTTGGAGATTTAGACACATTGACAAATGGATTAGTATTGAGAAAAAAAATGATAGATGGAACATATCATACAATTTCAGTTTGGAGAAATAATAGTGAAATTGCATTATCAACTTATGATTTAACCATTTATGAAGCTGCTAAACATGGTGTTTATGGTGTAGCTGGTAGAATGAGTTTTGCCGGTATGGATAAACATGGTGTTGTTATTAGATTAGAACAACATGAAAGTTTAGAAGCAGTTATTCAGGACGATATATCTGATTTAATTGATTTTAAAATCATGGCAGAAGGACATTATACTGATGAAGTATAAAGGAAAGGAAGTGAAAAAATGGATAAATTTATAACATTTAGTTATATGATGAGCTTTGCAGGGATGATAATTACAGTGGTATTATTAACGCAATTTATAAAGGGGTTATTCATCACAGTAAGGACAAAGTGGGTAGTGTTAGTGATGTCAGCTATTTTAGGTACATTGTTAATGTTATTTGCTGGTGATTTTACAACTGTAAAGTTAGCAATTGAAAGTGTGGCAACTGGATTGGTGAACATAGTAATAGTATGGTTTGCAGCTATGAAATCATTTGAAGTGGTTAAAGGACACTAAAGAAACTACACAAAAAGAAGAGGAGGAAAAATAAATGTTAAATGCAACAGCTAAGAATCTAATGCTTCAAGCATTAGCAGCAGCAGCGGTATATGTATCGATGCACGATGATGATCCTGGAACAACCGGATTAAACGAAATAACCGGAGGATCACCAGCGTATGCAAGAAAAAGCATAACATGGAATGCGGCATCAGGCGGAGCTTTGGATAGTTCAAATGCGCCTTCGTTTGATATTCCAGCAGGTACAACAGTTAAGTACATAGGCTATTGGTCAGCGGCATCAGGTGGCACTTTTTATGGTTCAGATGCAATAACAAACGAAGTATATGCAGGACAAGGAACGTATACATTAACTGACGCAGATATAGACTTAAATGGCTAGGAGACATAAATGGCTACTAATGATTTTAAAATAATAAGAGGTAGCTCTATAATGGCGGCTGGAAACGCTACACTTACTTTGACCGAAGGTACAGATTTTGACCTAGAAAGTGGTATAGCTTCTACCGCCTGGTTTTGTATGATTTCAAATTCACACTTTTCTGGAATGGGCAGGACAGTAGGTGGGGGGAATCAAAACACCGATGATTACACAGTGCGAATGACCTATTCTGGAGACAATATTGTTTTCACAAGAGAAGGAACAGCCAACGATAACAGAATAGACTGGCAGATTATACAATATGTAGGATCAGCGAGTGGAGCTAATGAAATAATAGTAAGGCAAAAAGGGCTTATAACAGTAACAAGCGGAAGTGTAACAAACACAGACACCATATCCGGAATATCAAACGTAGCAGATTGTGTGCCCTGGATAACAGCACAAAGCGGAGATGATGTCAGTAGAAATGACTCACAGGGGCATTTGTTTAAATTATCTATATCAGGGACCACATTAACAGCAACCAGAGGAGAAGGAACTAGCGAAGGGTATGTATCATACGCAATAATAGAATTTACCGGTTCTAATTGGAGCGTACAAAAACATGAGTTTTCATGCGATACAGGAACAGCGACACTATCACCTTCGGTAACTTTATCAAGGACGTTCTATCACGCGCAATATACAACAACGGATAATGCCTGCGGATTAGATGATGCAAGTTGTCAAATTAGAATATCAACAACAACACTAACATCCGATGTAGCTACAAGCACCAATTTAACAAACAAGATTAATAGAGTATTTGTAATAAGTAATTCGGACACAACAACAGACACTATGATGAAAGTACAATGGTTAGATAATTTATTAATGGATGGAAGCACAGAAGAAGAAATACAAGACACTACTATAACAGCAGTGGGATCATTAGATAACACAGGTATAATGTCCGCAACCAATGATTGTACAGGTACAGGAACAGCATTCCCTAGAGGGTTTATAAATCAATACTTAAATAGCACAACCGTAGTACGATCCAGACAATCAGACAATGGACAGACACAATATATGTCCATAGCAATAGTAGAATTCCCGAAATCATCATCATCATCAGAACATCATGACGGAACTTCATCTATAACAGAGACAATGCAACTTTCCTCATCAGGCGACAAAACAGGAACAGGGACAGGGGATATCTCAACAGTTATCCAACAATCAAACACAGGAATAAAAGAAACAACAGGAGCATCAAGTAATACAACAAACATGCAAATGAGTTCAACAGGGACCAGAGGCGCAACAGGAGCATCTTATATAATAGAAAGTATGCACTTAAGTACAACAGGAACAAAAACCGGATACAACACATCGGAGATTACGCTAACTATACAAACAAGCGCAGAAGGATCCAAGTCAGAACACCATGACGGAGCATCTAGTATATCGCTAGCATTAGGAACAGCAGCAACCGGGATAAAAGAAGGTAGATCACCACCTGTAGAAACTTCAATAAAAATACAAACCAGCAAAGAAGGGTACAAAAGTGGACAAGACAGCATAAGCACCACAGAAACAATAACATTAAGTAGCCAAGGAAAGAGAAACGCAGAGGGGACCTCTTTAATAAGCGTCAAGCACAACCTAACGAACGACGCAGAAAAAGAAGGACTAGGACTCACAACTCAAACTATAACAATTAGAAATAGTGCTAGTGGTTTTGCGGGAATATCATCCTATCTAGGTAGACTCTACCAAGAAACCGTAATATTTAAAGTAACATATGAAGAAACAGTACTGTTGGAAGATTACAAAGAAAAAGTAAAACAATCAGTTGGTTATACAGCTGATGTAATTTATAATATATTTAAGAATGAAGAAAAAGTAATATTTGATATTACATATGAAAAGGAGTGGATTATTTATGATTGAAGCATATCAGGGAGAAACGCTAAAAATTAAATTAACAATTATCAATGAAGCAGGAGAGACACAAACGGACATAAACGCTGTCGGTGTTTTTGCTTATACACAAAATAGTGTAACAATAGAAGTTGTAGCCACGATCACAGCCGGGATATTTGAAGTGGAGTTAGCACCTGCAACAACAAAAGAAATGATAGGAAGATACGATACAGAGTCTAAGATAAAAGACACTGACGATAACGACATCGGAGTTATACAAAAAATCACGATGGAGATATTGAAATCGACTATACCTAATTACATCGGATAAAGGAGATCAACATGCATAATTATCAAGTTTCAGAAAATTTTTGGTACAACGAGTACTGCTGCTCACATTGCATAAGAAAGTACAAAGAGAACAGAACCACGGTAAAAGCAAATATAATGCTATTCCCACAAGCAGTAAGAGACGAGCTTAATTACATTTATAGTTTAATAATCCCAAATTATGATCCAACAAAACACCAAGTAACAGTAACTATCAAATGTTGGAGGTGCATGGAGCACAACCAGGAGCTAGTGGATTATTATAATTATTGTGTAAAGAACAAGCTGAAGATACCGAACAAACCATCGGAGACATCAAAGCATTTGAAATCAGAAGCGTATGACATCACAGCTAGGTACCGAGGGGAAACAATAGATCCAGTTTTAGTAAACAAAGTATGTCTAAAAGTAGGCGAAGAATTCGGAATAACCGGCACATACTGGAAAGCATACCTAAAAAGCAGTAGACATATTCATTGTAATTTTAAATAACCCTTTCATTGGCACCTTCTTATATTTGATTAAGACATCCTTCGGGGTGTCTTTTTCACGTAAAAAAAAAAACCCACTGTATGAGTGGGTTTAAGTTTATTTTCTTTTGTGTGAACAAAACATACCACACTTACAACAATGATACAGATAGCTTTTATCTTTATAAGTTTCAATGAAATCTGAACAACCACAAATACATTTAAACATTTCATCATATCTAGTTTTTAATTGTTTAATTTTAATTTTCATTTTCACCTTCTTTGATTTCATAATCATAAATTAAACCTTCATATTCATCTCGTATTTCACCATATACTGATATTTTTATATTTGATTCAGTTACTTTTGCATATTCTCTTTTAATGTTATTATTCACATTGTTTAATTTACTTTTCAATTGTATTAAAAATTTATCATTCATATTATTTTTCACCTCCCATCTTTTTAATAAATTCCCATTCATATATTTTTAATATTTCATTTGAATTTTTCCATCTATGATAATAACCCTTCATACTTTCACCTTCTAAAGCTATAAAATTTAAATCTTCTTTATTTTCAGTAATTGTACAATCTTTACAAATTCTAACCATAGCTATTCTTCTACTGAATTTATCAATTCCTGGACCTTTTAATTTATCTTTTCCACATCTAGGACACGGGAACTTTTCCTGATCTTGAATGAGTACTAATTTTTTTAAAAGAAATACTGCTTCAATATATTTTTCTTGATTATGTACATTAGTGTTTTTATTCATATTTTTAATTTTCCTCCCGCTTTTTTATATTTTTTATATAACTTTTTATATTCTCTATAAAAATATTTACGCTTAGTTAATTTATAATTTTCTTTAGCTTTAACTGTTAAATCATATAATTCTAATTTATTCATTTTTTTTTTTAACCTCCGCTATCTTAATATATAATTTTGCTAACTCTACACTTGTCTTTGTTATATTGCTGTTATTTTTGATTAAGTGTTTTCTATTTAATACTAATAGTTGATGTTTTGTTATGCATAGTAAATTATCTATATCAAAGTCTCTATTATCACCGTTTGCAAATATCACTACATTTCCTTTGGGTATTGGTCCATTTGCTTTTTCCCATATGATTTTATGTTTTGCTTTCCAGTTATGCTGCTGATGGCCATCTTGGACTTTAATGTCTATATATCCATCAGTGGTTATTCGTTCTGCTCCTACTGGTACCCAGTTATGAGGATGAACTCCTTTTTTATATTCTGTTTTGACACCTCTTCTTTGTCCTTTTTTAATACATCCACCGGTAGGATTATGCCCCTTTTTATATTGAGTATCATGTCCACTGGTTAATTTGTGATTTTTAACATATGCTCTGATTTGATTGTAGTTTAAATCAGTGTCAAATCTCTTATTAATTTTATCTACTAATTTAAAAACACTAATTCCCTTAATGTTTGCTTTTATAAATTCTTTTTGATCAAGTGTATATGTGTGCATTACTCCCCACCTTTTAGCATTTTAGGTAAAGTAGCATTTGCGTTGAAACTTTCAGCTACTATTTGTTTTGCTTTTAAAACCAGTGAACCATTATCAATAATTTGTTTTGATATATCAGCTATGGCTTTAGCTCTACATAATTCTTCTGTTAATTTATTTCCTTTTAATTCTTCATCACTCAATCTTTCCATTTGTGCAAATAAATGATTATTTAAATCTCCTAGTGAATTTTTCATATTCCCTCCTTTTATAGTTACACAAGCAGGTGTGTAGACCCTCTTGTGCTTTTGTGGTACTAATAGTTATATTTACATCGTGCTACACTCACGTTGCATGTTTTATTATACTTTGTCTTCTAATTTTGTCTCACATGCCCAACATTTAATTGTGTTTGGTTCATTCATGTTCCCACATTTTTCACATTTTACTGTGTACCTACTTTTCGCTCGTATCATTTCATCGTAACTTTGCATTTTTTTATTTAACCTCCATCAAATCCACTATACTAAATTGAGTTTTAGCTATTGTATCTAATCTGTTCTGTAGTTCTGAAAACCTATCCACAAGAGCATTATCAATTTTAGTATTATTATTTTCTATTTGATTTAATATTGTATCAAGCTTCACATCTATTGTAATTCTATTATATAAAACTTCCGTTAATTCTGTTATTTGAGTTTCTAAACTTAATATAGTACCAGCATTATCTGTTATTAATTTATTTTTTTCATAACCTTTATAAGAATATCCAAAGAAACTTCCTAAACTAAATGTAAAAATTAGCACTATAATTATTAATATTTTTCCTTGTCTTTTATTCATTTCATTTCTCCTCCTTTAAAATATATTTTAACGCTTTAAATAATGCGTCACATAATTCTAATTCTTTAAATTCTTTTGTTGGTAATCCTATTATTGGTATACTTACAAACCATTTTTTATTAAAACAAAGTATAGTATCAATTCTATCTTCTAACATCTCCATCATCTTTCCTATGGTGAAATGTTTTGATGCATATACATTTCAGTCGCTAGATGACAAAGGTAGTTGGCCTTGATCCATACCTACTAATTCGTAAACTCCATAATAACTTATTAGTGCTACTAACTCATTTACTTGTTCTTCTGTTATATGTTGTTTCATTACTCTTCTCCTTTATATTTTACGTCATTTCTTAACATGTTTATGATTCCTTCTTGATGCTTTATAAACCTATTCCTAGTTTTTATTTTCTTTTCTAATTTATCTACTTCATCAATTAATAGGATAAATGTTAATGTAGCTCCAAATACTAATCCTATTATAAAATCAATCATTTTTTTAACCTCTTTTTAACTTTCCGTTTAATAATACTTATATCATTTAAATCAAAAAACATCAGTTCTTACTGTTTTTCTTAGAGTTTCACCACATCTACATCTAGGGCAACTATAATTTTCTTTGTATTCTATTGTTACAATTGTATGTGTATATTCCCATTTGTGGTTACAGCTATTCTTATTCATTTTTTAACCTCCATATTTGTAATGATTTACCATTTATACTTGTAACATATGTAGTTACTTTCATTTCTAATCTTATAGTTTTATTTACTCTTCTTATACCTTGTGGCATTAAACCATTTGATAAACAGAAACTTTTATATTTCACATAAGTGTTATGAGTATCTTCATTAATTATTTTATCTATTTTAATGTGTGAAAGCCATTCTATAACTGAATTATTTTCTTTTCTAAATTGTGAATATAATTCTAAAACAATACTGCTTTCAGTAAATTTTTTATTTTCATGTAATCTTTGAATACCTTTTATTGCTAAGTTTAATAAATATGATTTAGCATTTTCAGTAGTTATTTTATCAAGTATTTCTGGATCATAGTTTTTATCTTTTGAAGAATAGGTATTTATAAATGGAATTAAAACTAATCTCCTGGATAAACCTATTGATTTATCTTTAAACATTGGAATACTATTTGATGTAAACATTAATTTACCAGTATAACAATATTCAAATGCATCTAAACCTTTTCTTTCTAATACTATTTTATCTCCAGTAACTAAAGATTTAAACATTGCTGAGTCAGCTAAATTTTTAGAGGAAATATCATCTCCTAAATTTATTTTTTTATTAAATAAAGCCGAAGCTCTAAATCTATGGTTTAATTCTTCTATTGCTAAAGATGAACAATTTTCAACGCCTAACCATTCTCTAATCATTTTTAAAAATGTTGATTTACCATTAGAACCTTCACCAACAATTATAAATGCTTTTTGATATTCTACATGGTCCACTAATAAATATCCTAATACTTCCTCTAATAATTCTCTAGTTTTTTTATCATTAGAAATTAATTGATTTAACATTTTATCAACATTTTCATCATATGCGTTTTCATCGTATTTGCAATTAATCATTGTTGTATAAAAAACATCAGGATTAAATTTTTCTAACTTTTCAACCATTACATTTAATGTTCCATTTTTAACAACTATTTTTTCTTTTTTAGGAAAATTGATATTTGAATCTATTAATTCCATATATGATAACGTTTCTTTTCTCCTATGTTTTGTTAAAACTGGAATCTCTTCTATTAATTTTTGTTCAATAAATCTTAAATCAGGATAATATATATTATTTTTGTAAATGTATAATCGGTCATAATATTTTATATTATGAATTTTACAAATCCATTTAGCAAATTCATCATGTTTAAATTTACCTTTTTCTAAAAAAGCTTTACTTACAGTTTCAAAAATTGTATTTTTATCAAACATAGCGTTTATTTCTGCAATTGGTAATGATTCTTTTAAAATATAATCATTTATAATTATAAAAGTATTATAAATTGATGTTTTTGAAAATCCTTTTTTTAATAGAGGTATTATCAGATTAAATAATGCATCATTTCTACCTTCACCTTCTTTTAAATTTCTAACATCATCTTTTAAACCTAAAGGTAAAAGCCATTCAGGTATTTCATCTATTAATTTATGTGTGATTATCCACTTTCGCCATTTGTTTTTAAATTTAACAGTAACCATACTGTTTCTATAACCTGATTTTAAATCTACTGGAACAGTTAAACCACATCTTTTATTTATTTTATTTGATACTTCTTTTTTACATGTAAACCAAAAGTGGCCACCTCTATCAGTTTTCATAATATTACTCTTAATGTTTAAAGATGTTATTATATTATAAATCTTTTTAAAATCTTCTTCTGAATCAATATCAATCACCACATATGGTTTTTCAATTAAAACGGCTATATTTTCAGAATCTTTAATTTCAGATGAAGATTTAAAATCTTTTAATTTATGCAATGGTTGTTTTTTTTCATTAATTTTAATGTATTTCATTATTTTTTATTCTCCCACAAAACTTTTTATTCTTTTTTTAGCCAATTCAATATACCATTTTCTATCTAATTTTTCATTTATTTTTGTTATACCTTTATTTTCTATAAAACAATTATCAGGTGTGTTTGCTATTTTTTCTTTTCTTAATTCACCATTTTTATTTTTAATTTTAAAAATACCAGAATCATTGCTTTTATTAGATGCATACACTCTCATTATTTTTTCTTTAAGTCTTTTATTCCCATGAGTGGCATACTCATATTTTTGAGTCACCTTACATATTTTTTGAAACTCTAATAAATTATCACATCTATTAATTGTATCATTTGGAGAAATACCTTTTATAAAATAATTGATTAATGCTTTATTTACTATTGGTAAATCATTATCTAGTTTTGATAATTTTTTTACATATGCACCTTTTGATTTATATTCTCCTAGTCTATTTATTATAATATAATTATTAACATCTTTTTGATATACTTTTTCATATGTTTCATATTCTAATTTCATGTAAACACGTTTTTCCCATTCTTCACATGCTAATTTAACTTGTGCTGCTAGAGCTACACTATCCACTCTTACTAATACACCATCTGTATTTGATTGAACGATTTCTGAAAATGGCTCTAAATGTTCAATTAGATCTAGTAATAATAATTGACCTGTTACACATACATTATTAGCTTGTTTAGGATCATATAATTTATTCCATTTATTTTTCATAGCTCCATATGTTGTATTTAATACAATTTTATAAGGATATTGTTTAGGATCTTTATCAGCTTTTAACACTAATCTTCTATCTCTGATTTCTTCATATTTCTTAGGATCCGTAACTCCTCTTGATAAAAAACCATATTCAATCATTAATGCAGGATAATAACTGACTACATCAACATTTATAAATAATCCTTTTTTAATATAATTTAATTTAGCACCATGTAAACCTCCCCATGCGAATTTATGAGGTGTTTCAGCAATTAAACAATTTAATTCTTTTTCATAATTATGATTACTTGGATTTTCATACCATGATTTTATGTGTTTATATTTTTTAATATCTAAAGTTGTCGGGAATGATATATCAAATTCATCTTTAAAATTGGTTTTATGAGATTTTAAAATTATAGCTGAGAGTTGAGCTTTAGTTTTATTTATATATTTTAATGATAAATCAAATGCTTTTAATAATGACATGTGTGAATCGAACTCTTCTTTGCTCTCTAAAAACACTTCTATTGTTTGTTCAACATCATGTATGCAATAGTGTAAAACTTCCTTTAATTCCTCTTTGGTGAGTTTTCGTTGTATATTAAAAGGAACGTTTGATTCTTTAATATCACTACCCATAAAACCCTCTAATTCTTTTAAACTTCTGAATCCAATTTTTATATCATAATTATATAAATTAATTTTATTAAATGAATTAGAGAACTCCCAGCCATATTTTTTTTGTTCTATAATGAACTGGGAAATCTCATATGGATTAAAATCTAATAATATGCCTTTGAGAATATATTGATCATAATGTTTAGAGTTATATCCTAACCAAATATCATTAACATGTTCTTCATAAAATTCTTGTAATTTTTCTTTATCGTTAATGATGTAATATTTTTTTTCATTTAACATATCATAAACTACAATAAGCCAATCTTTTTTAAATACCTCAAAGTCATAAAATAACATTTACTTCTCCATTTCAAAAATATCTTCGATTCCAAACTCACTATACCCTTTTGAATTTATAGTATATGATAGTTCGTAATCTTGTTGTTCAACGATTTCTTCTGCAATATCTAACAATAAATTTTCATATTGTGTGAAATCATCAAACACTATCTCTTTACTTGTTCCTAAACTTCTTAAAAATTCATTGGCTTTATGTAATCCAAAACCAAAATTTATTGGCTGTGTCATAAATAACTTTGAATTTTTATAATTTCCATTTATAATTTTAAACCAAACGGATAATGCTGGATTACCTGATTTAGTTTCTGCAGGTTGTAGTTTTTCAATTTCAACCTCATAATTTCCCTCTGGAACTGTAGGAAAATCATTTTTTCCACTTTTAGATTTTTTCAAATCTTCTTTTAGACCTGGTATGTCTACTGTTCTTTTGAATTTATCAAAAACACTCATTTAAAAACCTCCTATTATTTTCTAAACATATTATCGATAGCTAAAGCTTCATCTTCAGCAATTGGTACTTCTTCTACTACTCTTCTTTTTCTTCTTTTTCTTGTGGTTGTTTTAACTTCTTCTGTTGGTGATATTTTTTCTGAATTTAAACCATGATTATATTCTTCTTCTGTAATTTCTATACATTCTTTAAATTCTTTGCTATCAGGAATGTAAGCACCTTTTTCAAGCATTAAAAATTCATTATCTTTTTTATGATGATAATAAGTATTTTTTTTAGCTTTTAATTTTGTATTTTCTAAATATTCTTCTTTTGTTATTTCATCATATAATTTATATTCTTCAGATGTTGGTATTAAACTTCCTTTTTTAATACAAATATAACTTTTAGTTTGTTGAAAATAATAATATTTATCTTCTTTAAATACATCAACTGCTCTTTTTGTTCTTGATTTACGTGTTTTCTTAATTGGTTCAGCTAATTTTTGAGCATTCTCTTCAAGTTTTTCAATTGCTTCAATAGTAGCGTCTTTAAGCGCTGTTACTTCATCTTTAACAGCTTTTTTAACTTTACTTGTACTTTTACTTTTTCTTTCAGTAGGTGAGTTATCTGTGAAAAGACTTCCAACACTAGCCCTAGATACAGCTGATTCAAAAGATTCTCTATCCATTTCTACTCTATCTACATCAAATGTCATTCTTCCACCTGAAAATACATAAGGATCATTTCCAACAAAAATATATCTATCACTTCCATCAGCTACAAATCTAATAGTAGCATCTACCATTCCTGATAAAGCTCTTGCTATTATAGATCTAACATCAGGTTCATATTTAGTAATAGTTCCACCTCTTAAATACACATTGGTTTCTTTTTCTCTTAAAATAAAGAATAATCTATATCCTGATGATTTTAATTTTTTCATTTCTCTAATAAATTCAAAAGTAACTTTATCCCATGCTGAAAATTTATCATCTGATTCATGTTCAATTTTTAATTTATCAAACATAAAATTTCTACAATGTCTATATAAATCTTCCACTAAGTCAAAAACCATTACTTCATATGTACTTTTTTCTTCACACAATGTAGTTACATATTCTTTGAAATGATTCCAAGCAAATTCTCTTTTTATTAATCTTCCCTCTTTTTCAACAGTGTCTTGTATATTGACCACTGGGCTTGTTAAATGCTGCGTGTTTCCATCTGTATTAAAGAATAATACATCAGGATAACTATCGGCAAAAACTGATTTACCACAGTAACTAGCACCATAAATCATTAGATTTGGTTTTTCTAACACTTCTACTTTCTTTTTAATGTTTTTTGGTAATTCATACATTAATTCATCCCCTCCTCCGAGACATAATTTTTTATAAGGACACCAGTTACAAAAGAAAGTTTCGTTTTTTTCAAATAAACCCTCATCTTTATTTAACTCATATAACATTATTACATTTTTTATATGATTATAAGTATAATGAAATTTATCTACAAAACTTTCATTGTATTTGACGTTCTTTATTTCTGTTAATACATTTTTAAAAATTGTATTACCTTCTAATATTTTTCTCCCTTCATCTAAATTTTTAAAATATTTAGGTTCTTTTATTTTTGTTACAAAAATATATCCCATTTCTGTAATTTTCATATTATAAATTTTTTCCATATAATATTTATAAATATGAAGTTGTGGCGAATTGATATAGTAATCATAATTGGTTGAATATTTAATATCATATAAACCATAACCATTTTTAGTTTTTGTGATTACATCAATTGTTCCTGTAAAATCATTAGTCGATAACGTAAATTCTTTTTTATAAATATCTAATGTTTTTAAAACTTGTATCATCGAATCGTACGCATATTCTAATTTTATTATTTCAACTTCATTATCAGTGCTAAAGGATCTAAATTGTTTCTCATAAAAATCAATCATTTTATCTTTATCATGTTCAGCACCATAATGTAAAGTTGAGCCGACTATTAAAGCGTTATTAGCTTCAGGTCCTAAAAGACTTCTGATATTATCAATAAATCTAAATTTAAATCTTTTAGGACATTGATCAAATAATGCAATTGTACTTTGTCTTGCTTTAAAGTTTTTCATAACCTATACCATTATTATTCATATATACAATTAATTCTTTAAATTGGGTAACTGTGGCTGTGATTTCAAGAGTCACTTTTTGTTCAGATTCAACCTTTATTACCTCTTCACGCTCTGCATGGAGACGGTCAACGGTTATTTTTTCTGTTTCTTCAGCTCTTTTAATTCTTTCTTTCGCTTTTAGAAGTTCTTCATTTGCACTTTCAATTATATAAGAAATATCATGATTGTCTAACATATTAATATATAATTTTAATGATAGGTGATGTTCTTCAGGTAATTGTTGATTTAAAACTTTTAACATTGTAGTGATTGTAGATATGTTTGCTTCTCTTAATTTTTCTAAATCATTTAATCTATTTATATCTTCTTGTATCAACACTTTTACTTTTTTCATAGTAATTGATTTATTAAGATATGTTTCTTTAATTTCAACATCACTTATAAGTATGCCAAATTCATTAGACGATACTAAATCATCAATTAATTTTTCCACTTCCGCTTTTCTTTTTTCTTTTCTTTCAACTTCAAAAAAATCAAGTCCTTTTTTGATAGGTAATTCTACATCTTCTATCATTTTTGATAATTCTTTTATTTGTGTTTCAAAAATTGTTATAGGTATAGAAACTTCTTTTTTAATGGAAATTCTTCTATCACTTAATTGTTTTTTTAATTTGGTTAAACCTTTTTTTATTACACTGCAGTCTTTTAAAGTTTCACTTGTAACTATAACATTTTTATATTGCTCAAGGTTTTTTTCTAACTCTACTTTTATTTCTTCATAGTTAAATTCTATTACTGGTAAAACTTGTTTTATGATTTTTACTTCATTCATTTAATAACCCTCCTATTATTTTTTTTAATTCATCAAAACTTGATGGTCTGATTAATTTTGCAATTCCACCTGATTTAATTATTTGTTCAATATTATATTCTTGTAATGGCGTGGCTCTTGAACCTTCACGTTTTAACTCTATGGCTACAAATTTACCATTTACACAACATATTAAATCAGGTATTCCTGATCGTTGAAAAGAATTACCCCAGATGTTGATTACATATACACCTTTTGATTGTAACCATTTAATTACTCTAGTTTGTAAATTCTTTTCTTTTACATCCTGATATTTAAAATTACTCATCAGAACGGTAATTCATCTTCATCTAATTCTATAAGCTCCACCTCATATAAAATCTCAGATAATTCATCTTCTGTAAACTCATCAGGTTTTTCGACTTCTTCAATTATAGTAACCATTGTTAAACCTAATCTTTTACTAGGAATTGCCACAATTTCACCTGGTTCAAATTCAAACTCTGATTTGAAACAATATTTTTTACCTCCTGGTAAACGCTCACTGTTTGGTGTAATTTTATAAACACAATTATAAAATATCATTTAATTTTCTCCCTTCTCTTTATTTATCACTTTTTTATGAGTGAGTTTTTTTCTTAACCCATCTAATAAACTAATTGGTTTTATTCTATTTTTTGATTTAAATAGAGGATTATTTCCTCTTCCATTATATTTACCTGTTGTGTATCCAGATCCTCCGTGACATCTACGTCCTGTTTCATTTTCTAAAATATTTCTTCTGATTCTTTTTGTTACACTACCCATCATTATCCTCCGTTTTCTCAAATAATTTTAAATCATAGTCTCTATGATTTTTTATACTTTCATAAATATCTTCTTCAATAGTAAATTTACTAATGAAGTGATAATAGAAACATTTTTTAGTTTGTCCTATTCTATGGATCCTTTTTTTAGACTGTTGATACATTACACTACCTAAAGGTGGACTAATATAAAAAACTTGATGTGCTAATTGTAAATCATGTCCCATTGATCCAGCTTGGTATTGACACAATGTTACAGTATTTTCATATTGATTATAATTTTTTAAATCTTTACCATTTCCATTTATAAAACTCACAGGTTTTTCTAATCTAAAACATAATCCCTTTAATTTTTCAAATTCTACTTTCCAATTATAAAAAATAATAACTCTATTTTCCGTAGACTCTAAAGCATTTGTTATTTTTATAAATTTATCTTTTGAATGAATTGATGCCAATTGTCTTTGGTATAATAATTTTTTAAATGTACTATCTCCAACTAATGGTTCATCATCAACATATACTATCTTATCTTTTAGAAATTTATTATATAATGTTGGTTTTTTACAAGGAATCACATAATCATTCATGTCCGGTAAATCAAATACTTCTGATGTTTCCATAAACACACATCCATTTTCTTTTAACTTTTTATTTAATCTATCAATTCTTTTATAACCATTAATTTGTAAATACGTAGCTCCTTCAACACCTTCCCATGAAAAATCAACATAATGATTATAAAATACTTTTTGTGAAATACTCCAACCTAATAAATTAATTTGTGTTATTAAATTTTCATACTTACCACCTGAAGGTGTTCCACTTAATAAAATTACATTTTTTGATTTAAGTTTCATGATGAATTTAGTTCTTTCAGATGATTTATTACTAATTAAACTTGATTCATCTAACATTAATGTAAAATCACTAAACGCTAAATAAATATCTCTTCTCCATATTAAATCATAATTTATAACTACTATTGTTTTTATATCTGTTTCATACATGCTTTCTCTTCCATTAAAAACAATATATTCAGGATAGTATAAATTAAAATGATTAATCCAATCATCAATTTTACTTTTTTGACATATAACTATGTTTAGTTTTTCATTTAATTGGTTTAGTTTTTCAGCTCCAACAAATGTTTTTCCTAAACCCATATCTAAATAATATGCTACTTTATTTTTATCTTTTGTTAATTCTAAAGATTTAATTTGATGTTCGTATAACTTAAATTTAGACATGTTGTATCACCTCCACTTCATTTTTATCGTACTTTAAATAAGACATGTTATTTTTTTTTAAATTAAATCTGCATATGTTTTTAAAAATTCAGCAAATGTTAAATCAGCATGTTCAGCTAATCTACGTAAAAATAATTCACTTTGCTTATTACCATTTAAATATTGATATGCACTACTTGGTGAAAATCTTGTAATATTTGCTATTTCAGGAAATTCACCAAAATCATCAA